CATCTGACTTCGGTGCTTCAGTCGTAGTTTCTGCTACTACTGGTGCTGGAGTCGGAGTTGGCGTAGGTGTTGCTGTTGTAGGTGCTACAGCCTCTACTTTAACTTCTTCTACTCGTGGAGCAGGTGCAGTTGTCGTAGTTTGTGCTGAAGTTCCTGCAGGAACATCTAACCCATAAGGTTTATAGTGCTGTCCCCAACGAGTCGGGTCATACAATTCACCATCAACAGATGCTTCAAACATCTCTGTGATAATTCGCATGTCATCCTCAGTTGGACGTTTTGGCATGAACTCATTCAAGTCATAAAGACCATGAGTTTCAACTGATTGACGTTCTTCTTCATTTAGTGAACGCTCTTTACGTGACCAAGATGAAGTTGAGTAGTCAGCATACTGACCTTTTGTTGTTTTAGTTAAACGGAAATCAGTACCTTGTTCATATTCCGTTGGTAGATTGTCCATATCTGGGTCCATCAGTGCCGCTTTAAGCAACTTGAAGATTTGTGGTCCAATGATAAATCTACGGATTGGATTTTCGGGTTGCTCACCACCAATTGGGTCAGTTACAACCAAACCTTGAAAAACGTATGAACGCTTTTTCCAGTATGTACGACCTAAGTCTTCCATTGCTGGGTCTTTAAACCAAGGACGAATTTCTGCGTGAATTGGGCAAGACTCGCCCCACATTTCAACGCAAGGTACTTGAACGATTACTTTTTTTGATTCATCGCCGCCTTTAACACCTGGGAACGGAAGTTTGATAACTTGTCGTTCTTTCCAAAAGAATGTGTTTGTTGGGTCTGAGTCTGGTAGGAAACGCAATACTGCTGTATTGTCATTGTCCATATTCCAGAAAGGGTATACAGCATCTGACCCTCTGTTTGAGGATGCATTGTCTGATGCTTTGCTGTCTTGTGCGAGTAATTTCGCACGGATTTCTGCTAGTGTAGCCATGGTGTTCTCCTATATTAGCCTTTATTAGTTGTTTTATTACTATTAGTTTTATATTAGTCTAAATGTATCACATTTCTTCTAACATGATACTATTATACTTATCTTTTTTACAAAAGTCAAGTGGTAAATGCGTCTTTTTGAAAGTTTTTTAACCCCAAATGTAGCGGTTATTGCCCATAAAAAAAGAAGAGTTTTAACACTCTTCTTTATTATAGCATAGGTTGACTATGAATGTCAACTAGAAAATCATATATTTTGAAAATGCTTCTTCAAGTGATTCATTAATTCTTTCATCTGCTGTTTTTGGTTCAATTTTTTCTACTGACATCTTAGACATCTTAAGTAAGTGACCTGCAACTTGCATATCATCTTTAGCAATTGCTCTTGGATTTGAACGAATCGCATTAGCAATATCATTTAAGAAAAAAGATACTTCAGCCGCTAAGTCGTGACCTTTCTTTTTACCTTTCTTATCTAGTATTGTGTCTACTTTGACTCTATCAGCCATATCATCAAATGTCATTGCTATCTTAGAAATTTTCTGTTCTGCCGCTTCTTCTGGAGTACGAGGTTCAGCAAACTGCTTCTTAATCTGTGTGTAGTCATATGCCGCATCACTTGAGTCGCCAAAAGAAATTGTATTGATTTTCTCACCAGTCTTTTTAACTGTTGCTGTCATTATTTCTTTAATTCTCGCAGTTTGATTATCTCTACGATTTTCCATTTCTTCTTCATTTACTTTATGTAATAATGGAAAAATATCTCTTAATGATTCTTCAAATGTTGATTTTGTAAACTTTTGTACAAATGTGTCAACTGCTTCTTCTGAAATTTCTTGTTGTTCAGATTCTTCTCTAAGAGCAATGCTTTCTATGAAACTAGCATAACCTTTATTACCTTGAATTTTTTGTATAGTTTCTTTAATTGACTGTATACTACGTTTAACATTATATACATCAGAACGATTAGTTTCATTCACTAAGTTTTGTTTGTTAACTACGCCCATGAACTCTTTCAATCTTGATAAGTTATCTGACATTTCTATAATTGCTTCGCCTACTACATCATGTGTTTCACCACCTGATGCAACGTGTCTTGCCATCGCTCTTGCACCATTTAAATGGACAAATGGATATTTGAAACGTTCACCTTCACCATTTTCAACAAAGATTGCTGAGATGTTGCGTGAACGAGAACCGCGAGATTCTTCGTTTACTGGCGCACGATGTTTTAAAATTATTCGTACATTTTCTAATGTCTGTCTGCTTGTTTTCGATGAACCCGACAATGGGCCCATGCCTTCATTGACGTGGTCTGTCATGGTTTGCTCCTGATTTTGTTTAACTTTATATGCATAATTCTTGGGTTCTATATGTTTTCCGAATGAACGAATATCGAAATCTAACATATTAGTACGTGCCATAGATTTTAGTTGTGTCATCATATTATGGACAACTTCGTTGTCAATATCAATATCTTCTCCGATATGAAATTTTAATTCTTGTGTTTTATCGTCAATATGAACCATCATATTTGGTTCTTTAACGTAAAAAAATCTTGCATCGTCTGGTACAGCGACACTCTTGCCACTAGACGCATCGAACATCTTCATCTGAAGTCCACTGCCCTGCATTAATTTCATTACTTTTGTTGCGATGTTATCTAAATTTATAGCCATAATTTTTGTTCTCGTTCTCTTTGGTAGTATTTATCAAAATATGATAGGAAGCGGGTCATTGTATTCAACATCACTGTCTAACGTCTCTCCAAGCAGTTCTTCGTATCCTTCTTCGAATCTGGATATAAGTTGTATCTGTCTTACACACAACAACGTTGCTGAAACTAAGTCGTCTGTTTCGCCCGTTTTGCCTTCATAACTCTTTCCTTTTGCTATGAATGTCTTCAATTCTCTTATGAAATTCTTGCTTAATGGTGTCATCTTATCACTTTCAATCCAAGATTTCATCTTCATACACGCAGTGATTTTTGTCTTATATGTTGTAGTGAAACCTTTTCTGGATGCTCTTTGTCTACCTTTCTTTTTAGGTTCATGTAAGAATGTACCAGGAAACTTATCTTCGTCCATCTCTTGTATGACTACTAGAGCGGCTTCTCCTAATGAGTTGTTCTCTACTGACCAATATATGTCAGGCGATGTGTTGCCTAGTTCTGCCATTTCATCATTAATAATAGTAAGAATAGTGTGCATTGTTTTAACTTGTCCATGAACATCTGTTCTATTATTCTGCCATTCTGCTACTTGTACAAGTTCTGGTAATGCCCATACTTCGATAGCGGCATTATCTCCACCAGTTCCCATCGCAGGATCTAATCCTATAACATAAGTAGACTCTTTATTAATATTTTCATACCATCTAACTTGTCCTGTTCTTAATATCGGTTCTCTTCCTTTAATTCCTGATAACTTCAGACTGTTAACTAATGTTTCATCATATGCAATAAACTGACACTCGTGTTCTCTTAGAAAACGTTCTTTACCAACTCGTGCTTCTTCTTCAGTCGCCCATTGCTTATCTCTATCGGGATGTTGATGCCATAATGCTTTGTATGGTCTAAAACCATTAATACCCACATCTGTTTCATTTCCATAAGCATCTAATCTCTTATTGGCACCTGACCAGATAATCGCAAACTGGTCATCATCTAAGTTGGGAGTTGATGTGATAATTGCTTTACCACCCGTGGCTAGTGTTGGTGAGATAGAAGTCCAGAATTCTTTTGCTATTGTTGGTCGCACAAATGCAAACTCATCTGCATAGAGTAATGAGATTGAAAGACCACGACCAGTGTTTTCAGTTGTTGCTTGAGCAATAATACGTGAACCATTATCGAATTCGATACTACCTTTGTTATAATTTGTTACACCAGCACGAATATAATCTGGACACATCTCGTATGCATATCTAATTCTATGCATGATTTCTTGTGCGCCAGAATATTTGTGTGCCGCAATGAGAACTGTTTGGTCTGGATTAAACATTGCATACCATAGCAAATATCCAGCCGCAGTAGTTGACTTACCCATCTGTCTACCTAACATAGA